CAAGCAGACACCTAGCTATGAGCTTGAGATGGAGGTCGTTGATCGCACCAAGTCTGATACAGCAATCCTGGAATCCATGCTTCGTCACATTACTCCTGTAATCGCCGCTTTCCAGGGATCTCAGTTCATTCTGCCCGTCTCGGACATTGAGAGATACAGGATGGAGTTTGAGACCACTCGCACCCCGTTTCTCAATCCTGTGACCTTGGAGCGGCGTCACCTGATTGCTGAGCGGCCGAACAATATCCTGTCAGGTTACACGGTCACAAACAAGGCAGATGGTGAACGATCGTTCCTGGTCGTGATGCGTGACCGCCGTGTCCTGCGGATCACTCCGAGTTCCGTGATCACCTGGACTGGTCTGGTCGCCACCAAGGACATCCACGTAGGCGATATCATTGATGGTGAGTACCTTGCAGATCGTAATCAGTTCTGTATCTTCGATGTCTACTGGTACAAGAACCGCGATGTTCGTCGCCTGCCGCTGTTCACATCCGAGGACGACATGGTCAAGTCCCGACTGGGCTGCGGTCGGTCATTTGTGAATGACCTCTCAACGGATTTTACATCGCTGCCTGGCACCAAGCCCCTGCGTGTGGTGACCAAGATGTTCCTTGCAGGAGACGGTGAGGCAATGCAGGAAGCCATTCGCAAGATTCTGGACACCAAGTTTGAGTATGGTACAGATGGTCTGGTGTTTACGCCTCGCTCCTCACCTGTTGGACCCGTGAATGAGCGCAAGGGAAAGACGTGGCTCACAGTCTACAAGTGGAAGCCTGCATCTCACAACAGCATTGACTTCCTGGTCAAGTTTGAGCCAGGTGAGAGCTTTGACACGGCTCTGAACAAGCGGGTCGTCAAGGGAACTCTGTACATCTCACGCACGCCAGGGGATATCGTGTACCCCTGCGAGACGATGACGGGTGAGTATGTGCCGCCCGTGGTTCCTGATGAGATACGCCTCCAGTCCGAAAACCGAGACCGCATTCCGTCTCCCTTTCAGCCTAACGTTCCTCGCGCCCCTGACGCGCATGTGATCTCTCTGCCTTTGAATGATCGTGGCGTCCCCGTGGATGCTGAGGGAAATCGTGTAGAGAGCAATACCATTATTGAGTGCTCCTACAACACGGATCTCGGCCGCTGGAACATTATGCGAACTCGCTATGACAAGACGCACCAGTATCGTGTTCTGGGTCGCCCGCAGTTTGGTAATGATATCGCAGTTGCCGACTCTATCTGGACCAACATCCATGTTCCGATCACGGAGGAGATGATCAAGAACTTGGTGGCAAATCCTCCCGACTCCACCTTTGAGGATGATCTCTACTACCGAGACAACCTGGATGCCCGTGATCGCATTCTCAAGGATGTATACGGATTCCATAATCGAATCAAGGACGGTCTCTACCGAACCTGTGTGAAGGAAGGTGATGGCTTGCTTGAGCTTGCCGTCGGTCGTGGCGGTGATCTTCTCAAGTGGAAGCGCACTAAGCCGTCTAGGGTTGTGGGTCTGGATGTTTCAAACTCCTGCCTCATCTCGCCTCGTCAGGGAGCTTGCGTGCGATACATCAAAGAGAAGGCAAAGCACCCTACAGAGTACATTCCTCCTGTGCTGTTCATCTGCGCAGACATGACCGACCCGCTGTTTGATGGACCTGAAAAGTACTCTACGATCGTGATGGGATCCAATCCCGCACCGACGCCGTACCTGGAGACCTTTGCAGGGAAGACTGAGTTCGAGGTCATCTCCTGTCAGATGGCGATCCACTATGCCTGCGAATCCGAGGAGAAGTTCAAGCAATTTGCGACCAATCTTGAGAACCATGGAACAGGGCTATTCTTCGGTACATGTTTGGATGGTGCTGCTGTCTATTCACTGATGCTCGGAAAGCAGAGTCACATGTTCCGATCGGGGACTCAGATCTTCGGTGAGTTTGTCAAGCAGTATGACGATGGATCTGGATGGAATGAGGAGTTTGGAAACCCAATTTCGGTTCACCTAGAGAGCTTTGAGCAGCCTCAGAAAGAGTACCTAGTTCCCTTTGAAAAGATGGTCAAGGTTCTTGAGGAGCACGGATACAAGCTGATCGCAACCAAGATGTTCGGAGATCATTATGCTGAGCAGAATACTACCCTGCTGACTCAGGAGCACCAGGCATTCAGCTTCCTCCACCGAAGCTTTGTGTTTGAGCGATCCAAGGAGCCCAAGAAGTCTGAGCGTCAGGAGGTTGAGATCCCGATGGCTGAGCCTGAGACGCCCAAGGATGAGCGCAGTGAGCCCACGGAGGTCAAGCCGGCAAAGAAGAAGGTCGTGCGAAAGGTCGCTGTGCCTGGAGCTGAGCCAGTGCTGTTCTTCGGAGCCGATGAGGGTAAGGGTGAATGGCGTATGCTCTCAAATATGTATGAGGCGCCCTTTCAGGTGGATTCCATCACGTTCCCGACAGTAGAGCATTACTTCCAGTGGGCCAAGGCTAAGCAGTTTGGCGATGGAGGCATTGCAGACAAGATCCTTAAGACGCCTTCACCCAAGGCGGTCAAGGCACTTGGTAAGAAGGTCAAGGACTTTGTCAAGGAGGAATGGGACAAGACCAAGGATGGTGTTATGCGGACGGCGGTTAAGGCAAAGTTCATCCAGCATCCCGATCTTAAGACAAAGTTGCTTGAGACAGGTACGCGTCCAATCGGTGAGGCATCAGCGCGTGATAAGTACTGGGGCATCGGGACGTCTGCTGACACTGCAAAGGCAAACGATCCTGCAAAGTGGCCCGGTAAGAATGTTCTAGGAAAGATCCTTCAAGAGCTGCGGACAGAACTTAAGGAGTAAACGACTGAATACTAACAATGAAATACCCAAACATTCTATTCTTCAGACATGAGGAATATGCGGCAATTGATACATTTCTCAGTGAGAATGAGGAGAAACTCAACTGCACTGTGAACCCAACTTCAAATCCAGACGATGTTCTGAAACTTTTTGACAGTAACTATCACATTCTTGTGACCTATGGGAAGACTGTGCAAGAGTATTATCAGTCCATGAACCGATGTGTTGAACGATTTCGTTTACGATGGATTCACTTCGAAACTATCGATATCGATGCTTTTAATCGCGGTGTGAACTATTGTTACATCCATAATGTCCTACTTCCACATGAAAGGACACGTCCAGTTTTTTCTGCATTCACGACATGCTACAACTCATATCAAAAGTTCCTTCGTCCATACACGAGCTTGAAGGAGCAGACAATGAAGGATTGGGAATGGGTTGTGCTAGATGATTCCCCTGATGAGAAGCACTTTGACTTTTTGAAGAAACTAGTCGGCGGAGATAGTCGCGTTCGACTGTATCGTCGCGCTGCGAACAGCGGAAGTATTGGCAATGTGAAAAATGAGGTAGCATCCTTGTGTCGAGGTAAGTATGTCCTCGAATTGGATCACGACGACGAGATTCTTCCCGACATGTTTAATGATGCAGTAAAGGCATTTGAGACTGACCCTGCCATTGGGTTTGTGTATATGGACACTGTTCATCTGTACGAGGATATGAAGACACATTCATATGGAGATCATTTTGGTCTTGGATATTGCGGGTACTACTGTCAGAAGTTTAGAAATATCTGGGTCAATGTCATCTCATCTGCTAACATTAATAATATATCGTTGAGTCATATTGTTGGTCTTCCAAACCATCCGCGTATTTGGAAGCGATCAGTTCTGAATGAGATTGGAAACTACTCCGAGTATCTTCCTATCTGCGATGACCAGGAACTCATCATGCGAACAGTTGTGAAGACCAAGGTTGCGCGTGTCCATAAGTTTGCATATGTCCAATACATGAACAATGGATGGAATAACTTTTCACTTATTCGCAACTCTGAGATCAATCGCTTAGGTCCGCAGTTCATCGTTCCTCAAGCGTATAGTGAATATAAAATCGATGAACGTATGAAGGAGTTGAATGCATTTGAAACTCCAACTGGACATGCATGGGCACAAATGTGGAAGAAACCAGACTTTGAGTACAAGTACTGCAATAGTGTCTTGAACTTTGATTTTGATAAGCAGTATTGTATTCTTGGATACAAGTCACTGATTGATAATATAGAGACCATTCGTGGACTCTATAGCAACAATCGTTTTGACTTTTTTGTTTTGGAAAATGGAATGACAAAAGAAGAGCTGTGTGCTCATCTTGATCGTCTGGGTCTTGATCGGATGAAGTGCTATGCTCTGAACGACTGTAGTTGGGACGAGCTTCGTAAGTATTTCATGTTTGTCTGCAAGAGCACTACTGATTTTGAGTTTGTTGACGATAAAACTCCTCATATGACATTGTCGGCGCAACGCTCTGCTGAGGAGTTTCAGGAATGTACCGTTGATGTAGTCGCTGAGCTACAATGTGAGTTGCCTGTTCAGGAGTAATTTCACCCTTCTCAATCTTACGCTTCAGCGCAAGCATCTCAAAAAAGGTAGCGTCCGTGCGATCCTCTGCATGCATCTGAAAAAGAGAAGGATAGTTGAAATAGAGAACCTGATTATCCTGTTGGAGCTTCTCCTCGTACTCCTGTTTATTGTTCTTCAGACGCGCCCACTTCTTCTTTGATGCATCCATGTTCCGAACAAGTGCCTGAATCTGTGTTGCAGAAAGGTCTTGGTCATTGATTCCGCGACGCCCAGCTTCTACTTCTTGCGGGGTAAGTTCTCGTGCTGCCATATTTATAGTACTATCAGTGGCTTTAACTGGGTCATTAGCGACGCACATTCATCATGTGTAGTCATTCCCGTAAGAATAATTTGACCGGTTCGGAAAACCTTTGCGATCCACTTAGTTTCTGGAAAGTAGATCTTAACTGCTGGGTAAACCGCCGGTTCGTAAACGGTCGTGACACCACGACCGCGCAGAGATGCGTAAAGAGTATCCCTAGACAGATTTGTACTGCCAACTAGTTTCGTCTTGTAGTTCATCAGGACCACACGACGAATCTCCGTCCATTCCCCTGAAACTGCTTGAGGGCATGTTGTTGTGATATGGTTCTTAAGTAGCGTAGTCACATGTCGGTCATACTTTTCGTCCAGAACGCCCGTGATGTGGAATACGCCGTTCTGGAAGATCTTGACGGTAATCTCCTTGCGA